CACCACCAGTAGTAGGACCAGGTTGAGTATAATCAGTATTCAATTCTGGAACTGGTTCTTCTCCAGGTCCTTCTCCAAGAGGAGTTTTAAGTAAATCAAATCCTTGCATGAATTGATCTTGCATTGTTTCAAGATTTACATTCAAATCATCCATGGCATTTTGGACTCTTTTTGAATCATCAGTAAAATCAAAACGAATAATATCTTGATATACAGCAGAAAGAAGTTGACCAAAATTTTGAAATGTATTGGTAATATTGGATACAAATTCTGTTAATATTCCATATAAAGATTTAATTCTGATAATTAAATCTTCAATTGCAGTCATGATTGTTGGCAAATTATAAAGTAACCATCCAAGTAAAAGACTAGATGCAAAATCTAATAATCTACCAAGAAATCCTTTTGAACTATCAGCAATAACCTGCCCAGTTCTTTTAAATGCTCCACCAATACCAGAAGCTTCAATTATACTTTCTTGATCCTTTCTCCTAACTGCTTCCTCTCTCATCGTACTGAGCATTCTATTTCTAGAAATAGATTCTCTTTTTATTCTTGTTTTATTCAGAGAAACAGTTTTTATAGTATCTGCAGATTTTTTTAACTGACCCACTCCAGTATTAAGAGATTTGATTCCGCTTGATACGTTGTTTAAATTAATTGGAGATGCGATTGCCATACTACATTATTACATTATAATTAATTTGGGAATATAATGTATAAAAATTATCAGGATTAGAAGAAGAGATAGCAGGAACATCACTTGCAGGTCCACTATCTAATGGTTGTTGTTGTGGTGGAGTAGAAGAACCGGAAGATGTGTATACAATATTTGGTTTTGGTTCAGGTTCTGGACCAACGTTAAATGGTACAGTTGCAACTCTTGATGTTTCTGCTGGTGTTATCTCTGGTGTAGAAGGTTTAGATGAAGTTTCGGCAGTTGTAGATGATTGACTGGTATTGGATTCTGTTGAACTTTTTATTGAACTTTCAGTATTTTGGGGGACATTTGGCGATACCTGATTTGAACTACTCACATCAGTTAATTTCATCTCAGTCCAATCATAGTTTTTTGATTTTGCCCAGTCTTTTGCCTGTTGTTTTTCTTCTGCACTCATTTTATCCCAAGCACCTTCTATTCTACCTCTTGCCATTGGATTGTTTCTATATTGCCATGCTTGTTCAAATTGTTTTATTCTAGCATCATCTGGTGGTTTTGGAGTTTCTTGTGGTGGTTTTGGAGTTTCTTGTGGTTTAATCTGCAAATTATTTGCAGAAGGAGTCATGGGAGTTGATGGAACAGGTTTAGCAGCTGTTGGTTCTGGAGGTTCGGGTTTTTTGAGTGATGGTGCTATTATATTATTTCTTTTATTCTCTTGTGCTTCTTTTTCTGCTAGTTCCTTTACTTGCTTTGCTTTCTTTAAAATATCAGGATTTTCTCCAAATATATTCGATCCAAAAACTTCTGCAATTTCATCAGCAGTAACTGTAACTCCAAGAATAGTTCTAACAACACTGACAATTCTCCCAGCAGGAGTAAACAATAATGCAGCAAGTACTCCTTGCATCACAGCATCAGTAATTTCACCATTACCTAAATTTCTCAATGCCGTATATAAATTAAGTGCTCCTCCTAGAAAATTTGGACCTTTAACGGGTCCCTTAGATCCTGGTCCTGGAGTTCGAGGTTTATTACCACCGCCACTTAATCCTCTTGCAACTGCCTGGAATGGTTTAATAATTAATCCACCAATTAAAAATTTACCAATCTTTGCTACAAGTCCAGTAATTGTACTAATGACCTTACCTATACCAATATTAATAATACCAAATATACCACCAGCAATCGCAAGAGTTTTGATTACAGAGTTTTTAATATCTTCTAAACTCTTCTTATCTCCATCTTGGTATGCTTTTATTGCATTAATTCCTTGAACAGTTAACCAACCACCAAGTAATGTCATTATAAATGACATTAAATTTTGGAATCCAAAAGAAACTTTATTTCCAATACGATTTATTGGTTCTGATAAGGCACTTTGAATTTTAGTTTCTAAAATACTTTCTTTTCCACCTCTTGCCCCTGCCTCTGCTAGTCTCTTTTCCTTTTCTTGTTCATAAAGATCTTTTTGCTTCTCAATAGCACTCTCACTTGCAGTGATTGTTGCAATCGATTCTAAGGTTTCATTAACCTTATTTAATTGAAGACTTACACTATTGATTTGAGTAGCAAAAGATTGTTGAAAGTTTGTAAAAACTCCAACATTAGTAATATTACTCTTATTTAATTCATTAACTTGATTTTGTAATGATGTTACTGAAGATGAGAGTGACTGTAGTGTAGATTTAGTCTCAGGATCTGGTTTGTTTCCACCAAAAACACTTCCCGATACGGTACTTTCATTAATACCTTGAATAGAATTAGAAAGTGGCGATGGTAAAACTGCCATTAGGATTGTTGATTTTTAAGATTTTCTTCTTCGATATATTGCTGCAGAAGAGTAATATAAATTTCCTTTTCCCAAGGTATCATATTTTCAAGTTCTGTTAATGAATATTTATGGTGTTGCATCAAAGAAAAATTAGTTCGAAAGTATGACGCAAGATCAGTATGCGCCATACTCACGCGAAAAAAGCAGCAAGACCCTCCAACACAACTTCACTTTCAACGCCAGTATTTGGATTTTTAATTTTAATAGTATGAGAAAGTTTAGGCATAGTATCAAAGAATTTTTCAATTTCTTTGAATTGTTGAGAGGTCAACTGCTCAATAAATTCTGAAAGTTCTTTCTTTGAACATTCACTTCCAATCCAAGATTCTTCTTCAGAATAAACTTGATCGATACATGAACAAATCAAATCAAAAGATTCGTTAACACCAATTCCTTCTCCACTGTTAAAATTATTCTTAATAAATTGCGTCATGGAAGGATACTTCATTCTCATTGTCAAATTATTATCCAATTTAATGTCTTTATTATGATCTTCCTGTTCTTGTATTTCAATCTCATCCAGATTAATACTTACAGGAACTTTTGTATTATAATCATCTGGACATGTAATTAATACTTCTACAGTCTCTCCAACTGATTTACCACGAATATTTAAGAACAAATATTCAATATCAAAAGTTGCAAGATCATCAATTTTAATTCCTTTGGTTAAAATGCAATTTGAAATTACCGTTTTAACTGCGTTCCCAATTTGCTTACTGTCCTCACTTTCCATTGCAATAATGAGGATCTTTTCTTCTTTAACTAAAAATGGACGATATCTAATTTTCTTTTTTAATGATGGAATTTCCAACTCATAAATTGGAGTTGCAATCTTCGGTAAAGGCATAATATCCTATAAAGTTCAGGTGCTTTTATTTATGATGTTCTAAACCAACTTGAATTATTTGGATTAGTACTATTAGAAACTGATTTTGCATTTGGACTAGAATTGACAGATCCACCAATTCCCCTAGGTCTTGGATCATCCAATCTTCCAGTACCAAGATTTAGATTTCTCCAAATCAGTTCTTCTCTTCCAGTTGCAAGTCTATCAAAATTATTTGTAGAAGTAGTTTTAGTTGTAGATGCAGTTACATTTTGAGGTACGATATTATTATTTCTCAAATAAGAAACATCTAAACTCCTAATTGATCCACAAACATATCTTTCATAATTAAATGATGCAGTTACAGTTAGTACTTGAGAATCATTATATGAAATAGTAGGAGAATACATTGCTATTGGAAATAATCCATAAAAATTATATTCAATTTGATTTTGATAATCTCTATCAAATTTTAAAACCTGTGCAGTATTTGATTTATAATCTTTTGGATATTTCATTCTGAAAAAATAACCTTCTTCAGTATTTCTTACTCCAGATCCACTGGCAATAAATTCTATCCAGTGTTCTAAAAATTTTATCATTTTGTATTTTTTATCGACATAAAATGTCAAATCAATTGCAGTAAACACTCTAGTATGAGCCATTTTCTCAGTGACTCCTGTTACATCCCCAACAATGTCTGATGTTCCTAAAGAACTGCCAGGTAATGATGCTGAAGAGCACAATAATCCAGCATCTTCTGCAACAAATCTCCAATCAACACCTCTTAAAGACAAATGATCTTGAAGTGGTTTTGATAGAGATCCAAAAGAAACTTGATAGTGACTAGTTTGCGCCAGATTGCCAAAAATTGGTTTAATTTCTGATATTCTGCGCGGACGTGCGATTGACACTCTAAATACTCTTAAAGTCTTATATATGTATTTAGATGTCATATAAAGGAAAATATCAACCAGACAATCCTAAAAAATATCGAGGAGATTTTAATAATATAATCTATAGATCGTTATGGGAACGTAAATTTATGAAATATTGTGATACAAATGAAAATATTCTTGAATGGGGAAGTGAAATTTTAGCATTACCATATAGATCTCCAATAGATAATCGAATTCATAAATATTTTCCAGACTTTTATATTAAAGTAAAAGAAAGTAATGGTGAAATTAAAAAATATATTATAGAAATAAAACCAAAAAAACAGACAGTAGAACCAGTACCACAAAAGAAAAAAACAAAAGGTTATATCTATGAGGTTTATGAGTATGCAAGAAATCAAGCGAAATGGAAAGCTGCTATAGAATATTGTAAGGATCGTCAATGGGAGTTTAAAGTTCTTACCGAAAACGAATTAGGAGTCTAATGGCACTTACCGGATACGAAAAACCAATCGATCAATATAGTAAAAATGAGTTAGTTGAAATTGCAAAAAAATATACCATATACTATCAGACTGATTCTGGGCAAGGATCTACTGGTAATTATGAAAAATTAACTAAAGAAAAATTAATCTCTATCATAAAATCTGATAAAGATTATCAGAAATCTGCTCCACCTTCTAGAAAATTGAGCAGAGTTGAAATAATGATGCAGAGAATCTCACAGGCAACTTATAGTCCAGATGAAATTATGGCAGTTATTCAAGAAGTTTTTGATGATACTGATCCATATCCAAGACCAGGAAACATATACACATTTGTATACAGAGCAACTACACCAAGAATTCGTTATGATAAACATCCATTACTAATGGTAGAATCAGTTAATCTTTCCGGATTCAAAGGGTATAATGTTCATTGGCCAGATCACAGAAATTATCTTTGGGAAAATGTTAACGGAGTATTTCATAGAATTAAAAAGGGAGAAGAATTTGATTATCTTCATGATGTTCCCTATCGAGAAATATTATCAACCTAGTCTAAATAGTTATAAAAAATAAATGGCCATTAAAGGATCTTATAGATATCCATTAAAAAAAATAGATATTTCAGATGATTATCTGCAAATTCTTATTGTTGATTATGTACCACCAGATGTAAACACTAACTCTGGTAATCTTATTCAAAGAACTTCTACTCAAGCATTAGCAGAGAGTGGAAATTTAAAAAAACCACTATATCAAATTATTCTTCCTATGCCACAAGGAATTGGTGATAATAATATGGTTGATTGGGGAGAAGATAGTTTAAATCCTTTAGCTGCATATGCACTTGGTGCATCAAAAAATATAATGGAGGGTACACCAGTATTAGATACAACTAAAAATTTGATGAATACAGTAAAAAGTGTAGCTACATCTGGAAATGGGCAAAACTTAGTTACTAATTATATAGCTGCAATGGCAGTTAATAATCTTAATGCTAATGTAAGTGCTGAAGCTCTTCTCTCAAGATCAACTGGAAAGGTTCTTAATCCAAATATGGAACTTCTTTTTAAAGGAGTTAAGTTGAGATCTTTTAATTTTACATTTAACATGGCACCAAGAGATGAAGGAGAATCGAAATCAATTAAAAATATTATAAGAACATTTAAAAAATCAATGGCTGCTAGAACTTCAAGTGGTTCTGGTGCTGGACTGTTTATAGATTCTCCAAATATATTTCAACTTGAATATCGAAGTGGAAATAAGAAACATAAATTTTTACATTCATTTAAACCATGTGCTTTGACCAATATGAATGTTGATTATACTGGATCTGGAGTTTATGCAACTTATGAAGATGCAACACCAGTTCACATGAAACTCACACTCTCATTTCAAGAATTGAATCCAATTTACTTTAGTGATTATGATGATACAAAAGATACCGGAGTTGGATACTAATGGGATATTTTAGAGAACTTCCTGACCTGGAATATCAATCACCATTTGTAGATAGAGTATCTTCTGATGCCTATGTTCGTGCTAAAAACTTATTTCGTAGAGTTAAACTTCGTGATGACTTACAGAATGTTTTTACTCTATTCAATAAATATGAAATTCCTGATGGTGCTCGTCCAGATACTGTGGCAGAAGAACTTTATGGTAAAGCAGATTTAGATTGGGTTGTTATATTAACTGCAGGAATTGTAAATATCAGGAATGAGTGGCCTTTATCTGATAGAGATATTTACAATTATGCTGAAGAAATTTATGGAACTCAATTAAATGCCATACATCATTACGAAACTAAAGAAGTCAAAGACTCACAAGGTCGTTTAATTCTTCCAGCAGGTAAAATTGTTGATTCAACTTTTACAATTCCGGATCCAAATATTCCAATTCAAAATATTTCTCCAGCACCAATTATTGGAATTAGTAATTATGAGTATGAAGTTATAAAAAATAATAAAAAGAGAACAATTTATATTCTCAAAAAAGGATATCTACAACAATATTTAAATGATATGAGAAGAATTATGTATTATGACAAATCTTCTCAATATATTGACAAGACTTTAATTCGTACTGAAAACACTAGAGTCACGATGCCATAAAAAAGGGGAGGTTACCCTCCCCATTATTATCACTCAGCAAGTTTTGCGAAATAACTGAGAGTATCATCATCGTCTTCATCATAAGATGAAGATTTAGAAGGAGTTAGATTACTCAGTTCGGTACGAAGACCTTCATCAAGGTCACGAACTGGACCACGAGAATATTCTTCCTCTTCAGCAACTTCTGGATCTTGATGACGAGTTCCCTTATTTCCAAGAACAGAATCCAGACGAGTTTTCAGTTCATCATAAGACTTAAATTGATCAGGAGCAACAAACTCAGCAAGAGAATACTGCTTTTTCCAGATTGATTCCATTGCATCATCATCATTCAGAAGAGCACCTTGAGGAGCAAACTCACTGGAATCATAATTACGATAACCAGCGACGTTCTTTGCCTTCAGTTTAAAGTTAGCACCTTGCCAGAAATCAAATGGATCAATTGCTTGCTCATCTTCAAACTCAGGTTGCATTGCTTCAGTAAGTTTGTCAAAAATCTTCTTACCATACTTATAGAGAAAGACTTTACCTTCGTTCTCGGGATTTGCAGGATCTTTGACAACGTAAATATTGCTTACATAAGTCAGTTTACGCTTTTGTTTACGTGCAACTTCTTTATTTGAATCAATTCCAGAATTCCATAGTCCAGAATTATGTTCACAAACAGGGCATTTTTGATTTAGAGTTGTGAGACACTGGTCAATCAACCAACCACCAGAACCTTGAAATGCGTGACTATAAACCTTCACAAATGGAAGGTCTTCGCCATCAGGAGCAGGAAGAAAACGGATTACTGCATAACCATTACCACTTTTATCAACATCAAGTTTCCAAAGACGGTCATCACCAGAACCGCTAGAATTATTCATTTTTTCAACTTCCTTGACCAGTTTGGCAGTCAGGGAACCAAGTTTAGATTGTTTTTTTAAGTCTGAAAAGCTCATTTTGGATTTTTTAGATAAATCGGATTTTGTTTTGCAACGTCTTTATTATAGAAGATCTATAAAGGGATGTCAAGCCCTTGTAAAAAGAACATTCTTACTTATCAATAAATTTCTTGAGTGATTCAATTGTTTTGGTCATACTGCTGAAAAGAATACTCATATCGGTCTCTGGTGGAAATCCCATCAGAGCAACAGACTTTCTCAAATTCTCCTTCATTTCAATTGCCTGTGGATCATCAGAAAGAGAAAGTCTTGTGTACATAATACGCTGCTTTTCAAGCAGTTTTGTCATCTTATCTATGTGTTCGACTTTATCTTCATGATCCATCATGCCAAAAGTTAAAACACTTTTATATATAAATTTCTGAAGTTCGTTAATTTCTTTTAATTCATCCTGAATAATATCAGAATCAAAAAAACTACTCATTTATAATGTCCCGTAAAAGTTTTTTGTACTGGAATATATCAATATGTATAAAGGGTTTGTATTTTTTTATTTTTAAACTTACGGTTTCCCATATAGGGTCCAGAAGTTTCTTATCAAACTCACTAATATACGAAAATATTATATCATAGATTACCATTATTTCGGGTGCCAATTCACCTTTTAGAAATGTTTTGAGGAGAATTGGATGACCTTTCGAGCAGTCGAATACATTCTCTAATTTTTCCTGAGAGAACAATTCTGTCGATTGCTCCTTGAATAAGTAAGTCAGACTCTGCTGCCTTTTCATCCATTCTTGGTAGTTTCTTTCTCCAGAATTGATAATTTCGCCAATCCATAAGTTACTCGTACTGTCTGCTGCTACAAAGTTTGATACTAGAAAATCTACTATTTCTTTATCATCATACTTTCTTGAAGATTTTTCAAACCAATATTTATCTTTTCTTTTATTAAATGATGTCAGTGTTGCTCTTGTTTTTTTATATTTAAAGTAATCATATTTGGGATTTGAAAAATGATTCTTAATGCCCAGATATGCCTGATAAGTTTCAAATGGTGACATCAGATAGGTAGTTTTGCTTTCGAGGTTCGCTTCATAAAGTTAAGATTAATCGCATCATACTTTAATCTTTCTTTAAGAGGTTTGGAAACTAGTTTGGTGACTGATTCAATATCAATACCATTAATTTCACAATAATGGCAAATGGCATCAATATAATTACAGTTTTCTTCCGCAACTATTTTTTCTATTTCTAGGGCAAACTTGGAAGGTGTAAGAAACTTATCTTCTATTGCCTGCTCTAATTCTTTGTTTGATTCGGTGGGTTCCATATCTTCTATATTAATCTCTAGGAATGTCGCTAGTATGTTTGTCATAGTTTAGCAGTAATAGTATGTATTATAAGATATAATAATCAATTAGTCAAGCGGACATCAGTTCAAGTTTGTCATTCACAAACTTTTTAATATATTCAACCACAAGTTTCATATATTTGTTTAGGTCTCTCTCTTCATAAACAACACATTCACCATTTTCACACGCCATGATGATGACTAGTTTTTTAACTCTAATACCAGTCATCTCATAGAGTGCCATTCCATAGAACATCGCCTGAACGAAATAATTCTCAATCCAATCTCTTGGTTTTGGTTTTTTAGAAGTCTTAAAGTCAATAACCGCAAGTTCTTCATCAAATTCGGCAATACAGTCAGTCGTTCCTGCCACACCAAGTTGCTTACTGTATAAGGCACCTTCAAGGCAGTAAATGTTATTAATCCTATTCAGTTCTATTTTAGCAATCTTAAAAAGAAAATCTGATATGGGTTGAACTGGTGGAAGGTCTCTATTATAAAGATAGTTCTCAACCAGAGTGTGCATATCAGTTCCACGACTGGTTGCTGCTTTAGTGATACGGTCAGCTTCTTCTGTGCCGACCTTTTTTCTCCATTTAACAAAAATTTCCTTATTAAAATGACTGGTTACAGAAGTGATAGAGACCAACTTGAGTAGTTGGTCTTCATCTGGTACGGAATAATATCGGACTCCATCAATCGTTTCTCTTTCAAGTTGAGGAAGTACATTATCAAGATGATTAAACATTAAAAACCTGCTTCTAGTTTTGCAATAATGTATTCTTTGACAAGTCCAGAACGAACAATATCATCTACACCAAACTCAATTATATCAAAAGATGGCATTTTACGCAATACTGTCATAAAATCAACGATTCCATTACGCTCATTTGTTTTCTGAAGGTCACTCTGAGACGCATCTCCACAGAAC